TGACTCATCTTCTGGGATTCATGCTCGTCACAGTCCCTATTATATCCGTACTGTGCGTGGAGATAATAAAGACCCACTAACACAGTTTATGATTGATCAAGGTATTCCTAGTGAGCCTGATGTAATGAAGCCTGATGCTACTACAGTGTTTAGCTTTCCTATGCAGTCACCTATTGGTGCAGTACATACGGCTGACATGACAGCAATACAACAGCTAGAAATGTGGCTGGTATATCAACGTCATTGGTGTGAGCATAAGCCTAGTGTAACTATTAATGTAAAGGCAGATGAATGGTTAGAGGTAGGAGCCTTTGTATTTAAACACTTTGATGAAATGTCTGGTGTATCTTTCCTACCTTTTAATGAACACACTTATCAGCAAGCACCATATCAAGAATGCACAAAAGAAAATTTCTATGATATGGTAGATAAATCACCTATTAAAATTGATTGGACTAAACTATCTACTTACGAGCAGACAGATAACACTAGTGGTATGCAGACTATGGCATGTACTGGTGATGTATGTGAAATGGTAGACATAACCTAGAAAGGATATCACAAAATGGTATGGGTTTATACAGTAGTAATGATGATGATAGAACCAACAACAAGTGAAAAAACTTTTATAGTATTTTCACCAAATACAGCCTTTATAAGTGAAGAGTCTTGTCAAAAATGGAGAGAGGCAGATATGCTAAGGCTTTACAATTCAAGACCAAACGAAAGTGCAGAAGCAATTAGTCAATGTACTTCCTTCCCTTTTAACGTAGATAAAGGAACATAGGTATTGACATGAACTTTATGCAATGATATTGTTACCCTGTAACTAAGTAAGGAATCGACATGATTAAACGACCTTTCAGTAAGAAACTATATGAAACTTATGACAACGCAGCAAAGGAAAAACTAATAAAGTTTCTTAGTAATAATGGTCACACTATCTTAAGTGACAAAGAAGATTACAATGCTGATGTAGTCTCAGAAAAAGATGGTATTACTTACTACAACGAGGCAGAAGTAAAGGTAGCTTGGACTAATGATTGGCCCTCACATTGGGCTGAGATTAGAATACCAGAACGAAAGAAACGTCTTGTTAAAATGTATGCAGAACAAAATGGAGTGTTAAATTTTTATGTGTTTAGAAAGGACATGAAGCAAGCATGGAGAATAAAAGACACTTGTCTTACTGAAGAAAGCCTAGCAGAAGCTAAGGGAAAATATATTAGGAAAGGTGAGAAGTTCTTTCACATTCCTTACACTAATGCGGAGTTAGTAATACTATGACTAAGTGGACATTACCTAAAATAACAGACCCCTTTGATCCTGTTGACCGCCCTGAACACTATAATCAATCAGGTCTTGAGTGTATTGATGCTATGAGAGCTATGGCAGATGGTGTGTTAAATGTATCAGCACATGAAGCATACTGTTGGCAGAATGCTTTTAAGTATCTTTGGAGATGGCCCTACAAGAATGGGTTACAAGACTTAAAGAAAGCACGTTGGTATTTAGACAGGTTAATTCAAGAGTATGAGAGTGAACCGCCAGAGGAGAGTGACAATGAATCCCTATGATGAAGGACAAAAATCCTTTAGAGTTGGTAAACTGGGTAATCCTTACGCAGTAAACAGTAACAACAATAGGAGTTGGGAGTATGGGTTTAATACTGCATACTTCTCTAATCTAAAAAAAGTAAAAGATTATGAGCAAAGAACTAGAGAACGAGGCAAAAAAGTACAAGGCAAAAAAGACTAACTCTAAAACATTAAAGCCCCTTACTACACGCAGGTATCTAGCAGGTCAAGCACTTGCTGGTATACTAGCTAATAGTAGAGGGGCTTTAAATATGTCTGAGGTAAGACGTACTGCATATGAGTGGGCAGACTTTATGTTAGAGGACTATTAAAATTTCTTGGCTTCTTTCTTGAGGCCAAGATCACTATCAAGAACATACTTAGTTACATAGTCTAGAATTTGTTGACGCCTATTTAGTTCTTCTGCAACACTACCAGAATTTTCTATATAGTCTTTAGCATTATCAAAACCTTTAAACTTTTCAGGGAAAGCTCTAAGCACTTGATCTAAGTCTTTACCATCTGCTTGAAATTCATGTTTCTTTAAAGCATATATATTTCTAATATACCCAGCATATTTATTACGTGTCTTTGGGTCTGATGAAACTTTATCAAGTCTTGATCTTGCAGCATCAACATTGATTGCAATTTGACTTTCAATAAAACCTTCTAAGAGTAATCTTTTATTTTCGTAATTATCCCCAAGGCTATCATACGTAGTACCCGGTGGGTAAATAGGCATTGTTGTACTTAGATCAAAACTTTTTTTCCATACATCCCATTTAGGTGACATAGTTTGAGACATTGTATACTCTGCAAGATAAGCAACCATTGGGTTTACATCTTTTTTATTTCTTCTATAAGTTTTCCAACCTTTAAGACCTAACAATGTCATTTCTTTTTGTATAGTAGAACTTGGTGGTTCTTGTACTGCACCAAAAGATTTAGTTATTGGGTTCCAAGAACCTACAGGGTTTTCATTAAAGGGTGTCCACCTTTTAAAATCAAATCCTTTTTTCTCTCCTCTTGAATAAGAAGGTGTATAACTAAAGATAGGTAAGTCTATTAAAAATCTTGAGGCTTGGTTTTTAAATACGTTACTTCCTATTATATCTTCTAAATAGTTTCTTTCTCCATAGTTTGATACACCACCTTCTTCACCTTCTAACATTAAATCTCTTGTGTAAGGACTACCTGCTGCTTTAAATTCAAACTGACCATAGATATCTTTTGCAAATGTTTGTGGGTAGCTAAAGGTAGCAACTATATTACCTAATTGTTTTTCTAAACCTTCAGACATTTCTCCTTGTTTATAGGAGTCACTAATATTTTTTATCAATTCAAATTCAAAAGTAAAAGCACCTTTACTTAAATCAGGTACACCGCCTAATATTTCTCTAACTGTATCAAGAGAAGCTTTAGAATTTAAAGGTAGTCCAGCCATGTATCTATATATTAGATCACCTGTTAGAAGATTGATAGCAAAAGGCCCAGCCATACGACTAAGATCAGTCTCACCTCCATCATCTGAAACTAGTCTATCAAAGTCAATCATACCTTCTTTTTCTGCTGCATAAGCAGTAGCACCCATGACCATCATAGCACCTGTAAGCTGCCTTGCACCACGATCTAAGTTTGTTTTAAAAGGATCACCACCAAAGAGCTTTGACTTGTCTCCACCTATACCCTCATAGTCAGGGTTATTAAAACCCCCTATCATTTCATCAAGCTTTTTCATACCACCTGTTGCAGTACCTATAAAGCTATAGTCATTAGCATACTCTAAATGATTTGCTATGTATCGTGGAAAGGGTGTGTCTAGTCCAACAGAAATAAGGAAGGGGTATTTATGGTGTAGCTTTTGCAAGTTCCTTGCACCAGCACCAAACAAAGAAGTGTCTTTCTTAAAATCTTTTTGGAAAGTAAATCGTTTAGCTTCGTTTATTGCAAAGGCTAATGTATCTTCAGGTAAATCTTCTAGTCTCATAGGTGCACCATTATCTTTTCGTGCAGTTAAAAACTCTCCTAGACTACTACCTTGTTCCCTTAGCTTACGATCTAAAGAACCATACAGTGCTGCTTCTTTAAATACAGAATCAGTTGCAATATTTAACGTGTTAAAAAACTTACCTATTTTAGGTAAAGTACTTGATGCATTAGCAAAGTCCATTGATCTAGTTGTTTCATAAAACAAATCACGAAATGCTAGTGGTGCTTCCTCTTGTAATAAACCTTTTAAAGCTATAGACTCTGCCTTACTAAAAGACATACCACCTAGAATAGATGTTGTGCCTTTAACCCAACCTCTCCTTACAGAGCCATCAGCCATAGTTTCCCCGACAGTACTTCTAAGTACATTTTTCCAGAATTGATCAGAGATATCTACTGTTAAATTAAAAACACCTGTGCCTACATTAGCAGCAGTAGTACCTAACTGTGAGGTCATAAAGGCAATACGTAAAGAGTCTGCTTGTCTAGCACCCTCGACAGCCCCTTCAACAATTTTAGTTCCTATGTTAGGTTTCTTAGGAGTACCTGCTACTTTTCCACCAGCAGTTTTAAATATTTCTTCTGCTTCAATATCAGTAATACTAGATACATTAGCTTTAGATAACACATCCATGTTTAGTAATGCTTGTTTTATTGCTGACCCTGATTGCAAGACTTTACCAGCACGTGACAAGTCAGACAAAAAGATATAAGAGAATTGTTCATTACTAATATTATATTTATTTTTAATTGTTTCAAGGGCTGGAGTATCTATCTTACCATCAGCAATAGCTCTAGCTAATACAGTAGAAATTCTTTCTCCGGGTTGCATCTTTAATGATTTTTTAATATCAAGAGATGCACCTACTACACCTTTAATAGTATCTAAACTTAATGATGTTGTTAGCTCTTGATTAATTTCAGATGAAAGGACAAGGCTTCTTAGACCATCACCTAGTGCAACTAAATCTTCATCTAGTTTCTCTAGCTTAACCCCTTGTTCTTTAGCTTTAAATAGTGATGCTACTTGAACTATATCATCAATAGACTCGGATAACAAATCAGGTTTAGCTTTTGAAATAGTTTTATTTGCTGCTTCTAATGCTATCTTTCTTGTGTTTTCTCCATCCTTTACACTATCGTACATAAGGTCAATGGCCCTATTGTTAGATTTATTATCAAGAAACCCAAAGAAAGAACCTACTGATGCACCAAGTGTGCCATCTATAGTAGCATCTATAATAATATCTCCTGCACCATACTCATAACCTTCTACTACTTCTTCCCTTGTTTCATTCTCTGCATAAGAAGCACCAGCACCCATAGCACCTTCAAAAGCAAATGCTTTAACTCCATCTTTAAGAGCTTCAGTACCTAAGTTCTTTTTAAGTGTTTCTTTTATTGCAGTACCTGAAACACCTTTACGTAATTGACGAGATATTTCAGCACGTATAGCTAGTTGTGTAGCTTTCTTAGAAAGTTGAGCAGCTATCTTAGTGCCAAGACCAAAGCCCATTGTACCTACTGTAGTTAATGTAGAAGGAGAGCTTGCAAAAGCCCTTCCATAATCCCATGCACCTTCAAAAAAACCAGTACCACCACCCTCACTAATATCATAGGCTGACATTAATCTACCAAAAGCTTGCTTGCCTTCGTTAAATTTATTATCTCTTTTAATAATCTCAGGGTCTTGCTGATTTTTAGGCGTACTATAATCCCTTTTTACATACAATAAATCTTTTACTGCTGTGGTTTCATTCATGTTTTGAAACCGCATATGCTCTACAAAGTTATCAGCTAATCCTTCAACACCTAACTTTTTTATTTTTTCTGGTGAATAGTTATACCTACCACCAGTAAAAAAACTTTTAAGATCAGATTGAAAAGTTTCGTCTTCAACTAAATCCATAAAGTAGTTATCTTGTGCAGCATCTACGTACTGTGCCATTAATTAGTTTCCTCTAACTTTATTATGTAGGATTAAGTGGGTCAATAGGTTCCTCTTCACCACCGTCTTGAGGAGGTGGCATAACAGGAACTGTAGTTGGATTAATATATGGACCCCATATATCAACAGGATTTAAAGGAGAGGTATAATCAGAAGTTAGATTCCTTTTATATGCCTCTGCAAAGTTTTGCCCTGCCCATTCTGTGCCAAACTGAGGGTTTGTAGCAGTGCCAAAAGGTTTACCTGTTTTAGAGGTTAAAGCTGGACTTAAAGCTTCCATAACTTCTACTGCTTCTGCTACTAAAGTATCTCTACTTAGTGTAAAGTCAAGACTTGTTTCAAAATTTAAAATACTATCTGTAACTTTAGATATTAATGCATTAGCACTATCGTCATCAAACGATCTGTACATGTCTTCACCTGTACCAGTTTCTATTACACGTATATCAAGAGCATCTGCTAAACTATTTGTTAATCTATTTTTAATTGCTCTTTTATCTGACTCTGAAATAGTTTGGCCTTTTCCCGGAGCAAAGTTAAAAGGGTCAACATCTGTAAGTGTTTTATTTTGTGTAGGAGATAGTTTTTTAATAGCTTCACTAAATGAACTTTCATCTGTAGCAGAAACAGAAGCTAATAATCCTTGAAGTTGTTCATCTTCTGTTATATAAGAGTTACCACCTAAGCCTTCTTGCACTGCAGCTAAACGATCAGCATCATTTGAAAGTTTATTATTTACATACTCATTTAACATAGGTATATATTCAGGATTAAGTTTTTCATTCTTACGTAAGTCTGTCACTCTTGTAAGAACATCTTCCAATTGACCACTTCTTTCTAAAGCAGTAGCTGTTTGTAGTGTAAATCCTATACCTGTTGCATCATCAACTCTTTGTTGTTTAGCTTTACCTTTTTTTCTTCGGGTATCCATTCTTTTAATAAGCTCTGGCAAAACTATCTCTTTAGTTTTAAGTAACTGATTAGCAAGAAATTCTTTTCTTTCTTTTTCTGCTGCAGTTCTTTCAACATCATACTGCCTAACGCCAGCCCAAAAACCTAATGCCATCTAACTATCCTCTCGCCATAAGACCCTGACGTACAGGCTCATCTTTTTCTACAGGTTCTTCTGTTTCTATTTCTTCTATTGCATCTATCGGTGCAAACATATCAGGGCTATCAGGTCTGTCTTCTCTAGCCATTTTAGAAAGTTCAGCATCTGAAGTATCTAAGTCTTCTTTTTCATCACCTTTAACATAATCAATACCTACTGCATCAGCAATATTAATAATAAAATTCTCAAGTGTTTTCTGAATAATAAGACTGATATCTACACTGTGTACACCTTCAGCAACACCACCTCTTAACATACCTTGAATTAAAGTTTCAACACTCATACCTTGCTCAAGTAATCCCATAGCACCATCTAAAACTTCAGCATCATTGAGATGATTCATATATCCCATTAATACTTTTTCTACTGCATCTTTACCTTGTATTTCAGAGGGACGTTCATAGGGTGCATTACCCGGTTCTCTTAATAGAGATTGTCCGGGAATAGGCACTGTGTTTTGAGGTAGGTCTATTTCTCTATCTAGTGCCACTTATTTATTCCTTCTTTTCATTAATGAGTCAGAGTTAAAGTCAGGAAGCATTACTAGTTCTGCTTCAGCTAATCTCCTATCTCTGTTAATTCCTTCATCGTCTGTTGCTAAAGACCTAATAGCTGTAGATATTTTATTTGTATCACCAGTATTTACTGCATCTCTAATTCTATTAGGCACTCTACCATAGTTATAAGTGATAGACATAATAGCACCTTTAGCATTATTGCTTAGTCCATCCCAAGAATCACCTATATTATTTTTAATAATAGGTAAAAAATCTGTTTTAATTCTACGGTCAAGGTCTTGTTTAGCTTGAGCTTCATTTACTCTAGTGTCTTGAGTTACAGGAAAAATTTTACCTCTTTCCATATATTTATCACTACCATAACCTATTCTCCATACAGGTTTATTTGCACCTTTTTTACGGTCATCATAAGGTTCACTTCTAAAACCTTCAAACTTCATTAGTGCTTTAGTAGATACATTAACCCAATCACCACCTGCCATGTCAGTAGCACCAAACCCATCAGCCCTAGTTACAGGAGTAACTTGTTCTTCTTTTTGTAGTTTTTCCATAATATCAAAAATGCTATTTCTCATATCTGTATCTATAGCATTATTAAATGTTGACATAGTATTAGGTAAAGTATCTACAAAAGCTTTAGTTCTATTAGCTGTTTTAAGAATACTACCTCTTTCATATTTAGGTTGTGTGTTGCCACGATATTTAAATCCTGATCTGTTTCGTTCTACCATTGTATTTTCCTAATTAAAAAGGCCAAAAGAATTTCATAAGTGTACTTGTCTTATCTCTTTCTTCTGCATACTCTAACTGCATTCTAGCTGCATCAGCATCTTTATCTGCAACCATAAGACTAAGTGTTCTATCTTTAGCACTTTCCTCTGAGTTAAAAAACATATCCATAATGTCTCGTTCTCTTTGCCAAACTTCATCAATACTTTTTGCTGTAAGCCCATTAGTTGTTTTAGCAAACTCCATATTAGCTTCATTATCTGCAGCAGCATTTAGAGTAGAGGTGTTTTGTCTCCAGACAGCATTAGCTTGTGCAATAGCTAAAGAGTTAGTAGCATTAAATTGATTACGTTGCTCTTGTAACTTAGCTACAAATTCTCTATTAGCATTAGTTTGTCCTGCATTAAATTGAGAAATAGCATTGGCTTGAGAAGAATTAAATTGTGCAATTTGAGAGTTTAAGTTGGCTAAGAACTGAGTAGTTTGATTCTCACTAGTAGCATTAAATTGTTTAGCTGCATTCTCTGCTGCAACATCAGTTAAGATAGTTTGTTGCATCGATTGTGCTTTAAATACTTCTATTGACTGCCTATTAGTTAAATTAGCCATATCCATACCCAAGAAATTTTGAGCATTTTGTACTGCAGCTTGCTGTTGATTAGTTAAGTTTTGAGTTTCAAGCTGACTAATAGATGATGCATTTGCCATTACCATAGCTTGATTGTTAGTTAAATTAGCCATGTTCATACTGTTAGCAGCACGACTATTTTCTAGTGCAATCTGTTGCTCTGCAGTAAAGTTCATGTTTGCTATGTCACTAATCTTAGCAGCATTAGAAACTCTTGCTTGAAAAGCTTGATCAAACTCCATACCCATGAATGTAGCACGTTGCTGTGCTGCAAGCATTGCCCTAGCTTGACGATTGCTAAGGTTCTGCATTTCAAATCCTGCAACAGTTTGAGCATCTGCTGCTGCAATAGGTAGTGCAGCTTCCATAGTGGCCTGTACAATGGCTTGTCCTGCCATGCTACTAGCTCCTAGTCCACGTGCAGCCATCTGTGCTGTGGCTGTCCTCATGGCTCCTGCGGCCCATGCTGGTGTGGCTCCACCCTCAAAGTCTTCCATAAGTCCAGTAAGCTGCCCTTGTACTGTAGCTTTATCAGAAGGGCTTGCAGTAGCAGCTTGGATTTGTTCTGTAAACACTGCAGCTTTAGCTGCATCAGCAGCACCTGAAACAAGTTCACCTGCTTGGATTTCTCTTTGAACAGGATTGTTCATAAGATTAGCTGTACCTTGTGCAGCAGTTAAATTACCTACAGCAGTAGTGCTAGGGTCCATTGTTGCTGCCGCAATAGTTGCTTCATCTGATACTGTACCTTGTTGAGGAGTAATATTTTTTAAGGCTTGACCTACTTGATCTACAGCAGTTTTAGCAGCAATACCTGCAGCAGTAATATCTGTTGGCCCTGCCATAGATGTAGCTGTAGCATCTTTAGAAGACTGAGTAATTACATCAGGTACTTTTCCTGTATTAGGGTCTATATTAGTGCCAGCAGCATTAGGATTTATATTAGTTACTTGTGCTTTTTGTAATACAGAAGCTGGATTAATAAGAGTATTTCTCATTAGGTCTTCTTGACCCTGAACCATTTGTGTCTGCAAAATACCACTAAGATTAGATAGCTCTGCTTGTGCTTTAGTTATTTCATCTTGTTTAGATTTTACTGCTGCTGCTATTTGAGGGTTAGCTTGATCAGCAGTAAGAAGATTATTTAGTTCTAGTTGAAGAGTACTAATTTTACTCTGTACATTTCTAGATGCAGTATTAACATCATTACCTACATCTTGAGCATACTGAGTAGCACCAGTAACAGCAGTACTAGCATCTGTTTTTTGTTTATCAATAGTAGCTTCAGCAGTAGTTTTAGCTTCTTCAGTAGAAAATCTTTGATTTGCAAGCTCTGGATAAGTAGAAGTAAACTCAGGAGGAGGGGGAGGTGGAGGTGTTACTGCAACAGGCGGGGGAGCAACTACAGGTGCAGGTGCATCTCCACCCCCACCACCAAAAGTAATACGGTTGTTAAGTCTAACACTAGGCATAAAAGGATTATACAACATAATTAAAATTCTTTCTTGTGTTCTTTAGTAGGATTAGAAAATCTACGCCAGTGTACTTTACCATGCCCATATATTTCTGCATGTTCTTTTCTAACTGAAGTTATCATTTGCTTTGCTTTTCCTTTAGTAGAAATAAAATCTAAACACCATAATTGTTTATTATTTATTTTTGTACTCTTGTAGTCTTCTTCAATAGGGTCATACTTATATTGTAAAAATTTGTCTGCTTTTTCTTTTGTAAACCAACACCAAGTTATTAATCCTATAGGTTGATCTTGCTGATAAAAAATTCTAATTCTATTATTATTAACAGGTAAAACTAGATATGTATTTATATCTTTAAGTCTATATCTGTTATAAATACTACTGTTAATAAATAATTGTAATCCATCTGCAATAGCTTTACTATTATCTATTATCATTCAAAGCCATCTTTTAATCCGTCAAGTATATCTTGAACACTTACTTTTTTCTTAGCATTAGGTGTGTATCTACACATGTATGTCTTAGGGCATTCACTAAACTTAAACATAGGGTAATGATATCCTATTGTACCATTAGGTCCACGGTAAATGCAAACCTTTTCTCCCTGTATCTTAACTCTTTTTGCTAAGTGACACTGTACAAACTCAGGATTACTTAGCAGTCCCACTAACACAAGGGGTAACACAACAAGATTAATCATTAACTAATTCCTAGTGATATCAGATATATGCCCCCACCTAATACACCAATGATTAGAAACGAAAGAGTGGCTATGGCTAAGTTATTCTGTATTTGTCGTTTAGCTTCCATAGCCTTATATACAGTCTCTTCACGATCCTTACG